GTCGCTCCAGAGAACGTCGCCGGAGCAGCACCCAAGCCCGCCTCAACAAGCGGACCCACCGCCGGTGGACTACCTGGAGTCGCATTCTCGACCAAGTAGGTCTCCAGCGAAAACTCCGTCCGGCGACGACTTCCCGGAGCTAACCCCGTAAAGGTTCGGCCTCCCGTCTTGTCCCGTCTCTTTCGCACCTCGCGCCGTTGCGCCATCCGCAAGACCACGGCTGACATGCGGTCCGACGCATCAATCCCCGGCACCGCGCCGTAGGTAGACTCCAGCCCCGTGTAGAAACGGTTCTGGCTGGAAAGCACACAATCCGGCATTCGCTCTTCTCCTAAATTCCCAAGCCCACGCTAGGCGTGCGCCAATAGCTCAATCTCAATCCGCGCCGACTGCATGAAGTTGCGCCCCGCCACTCGTGCCGCATCAAACTTCGTCTGATAGCGACCGTCAAATGCCGCGTAGTCGGTCCATTTCCCACGGTGTTGCGCAAGCGTGTCGCCCACCGCCTCCGCCAGCCGTGCCGCCTGGCCATCCAACAAATCGAGAGTCTCTTCACTCGCCCGTACTTCCGCCGTCAAGAACACTCGCCCAGAGAACTCGCTGAACTTTGTCTCCAAACGGTTTTCAATACGACTGCAGTAGAGAAACACCAGCGGATACACCAGATCGCTGTTCTTATCACTCGCGTCCGAGGCGAAGTGACGCGTGAGAACGTTCTCCGCGTCCACCGTCTGCGGTTCAACCATGTCCCGCAGAGCGATCGCGTACAGCTTGTCGTTGAGGCCACCCGGCTCCAACAACAACGTCCGCATCTTCTCTATCGCAGCCAGCGTCAGATTTGGCACTCGTCTTATCCCCTCTGCAAAAACTTCGGAGCCGTTCGATACATCTCAGCCGGCTGGCCACTACCCAACTCCGTGCCGTCCACGACACCGCCAACCGGCATCACCCAGCTGTCGCCCACATCCAGTGGGTTTGCCGTTTGGCGAATCGCTACCCCAGGTGCCTGACCGACATAGACATGCCATCCTCCAACCCCCGGCGGCACCGAACTCGTGGTGAGTTTAAGAGCCTGGTTCGCCGTCGTCTGCACCGCACGCTCCTCGCTCCCCGCGCCTTCCGCCCCGTCGCCGCCAACCCACGTCGTCCGCACATACAAAGACATCGCTGGCAGCGTGGATGGCTCAAATTCGATCAACGGCTCCGGAGGTCTCGGGACAGGTGTTGTCGCCAGTCCCACCCCCGTCTGGAACAGCAAGTCCGAAGCCCACTTCGCCAGTTCCTTGTACTCCCGCCACTTCGGCAAGTACTTGTCTTCGATCTTGCGCCCGTGCGCATCTCTGAAGAACAACGCCAGTGATTGGAACGTGTGCCAAAGCCTCAAGGGCGGCGTCACCACCACCTGGTTCAAGTCAAACCGTGGAGCACTCGTCTCCGCCCCGGTCGATTGCCAGCTCGAACCGCGAGCCAGGTAAACATTCCCTGGCCGTCTGGATGTCGCCTCCAGTTGGGCTCCGACTTCCGTCTGAGCCAACTGCAACTTCACTCCCAGGTCGATCCGCAACGCTCCCGCGACATCGAGCAGGTCGGCTTCATACCCGAGCAAGTCCGAGAGTTCCGAGACAAGCCCATCGGTAAACAGCGCCATCTATCTACTCCTTGCGAGCCCGACCGCCGCGCGTCAGCGAACGCAGTTCCGCGTCGGTAATCACGCTGAATTGAATCTGCGACGACTGGCGGCGTTCTTCCTCGACCTTCCGCGCCTTCTCTGCGCCAAGTCGATACTTTTTTGCCTCTTCCGCGGATGCGATCTCGGCAACCCCATCGGTCACCATGCGTGCCGCCGTCGCGCAAGTCGCTTCGCTCAACACGCCGCCTCTGCCCCCGCTCTCGGTCGACAGACTCTTCACCACCACGAACTCGTCCAGCGTCTCTTGTAGTTCCCGAATCTTCCGGTAATAGCCCTTGAGGTCCATCCAATCTCCTTCCCGTAAAAACGCGAAGAGGGACTCCGGTCTCCCGAAAGCCCCTCTTCGCCAGCCTCAGCGCGAAACCCTACGATTCGATCTGTACGCCAAACTCCGGTCGAATCACCGCGGCGCCATATAGCACGTCCACGGTGAACTGCTGAGCCAAGGTATCCGGCTGGTAGCTCATCACCACCCGCATGCCAAAGTTGCCGAGTTCCGCGTATTCCGCGATCGCGCCGGTACCCGGCAAAGGCTGGGGCAATCGGCGAACCACCAATCCGATCGAATCACGCGAAAAACCCACGTTGTGAGTTGTTACCGGAGCAGAACCGGTCTTCTGCACGAACTGCGAACGGAAGACCGTGAAGTCTTTGATGCGACCAACCGAACCGCTCACGAGCGCATTCACGCCAGCCTCGCCAGCCGACTGATACTCGCTGAAGCGCGGGATCTGACGCAACGCCGAGTACGCATCCGCATCAACAACAAGATGCTTCGACTGACTCGCCGGAACTTTCGCCTGGAACAGCGCGGTCTCGGCCGCATCAATGTCCGCTTCGGTCATCGACACACCCGGAGTACCCAGCGTCGGATTCACCGTGAATTGCGGATACAGGTTCAATAGGTCCGTCTCGATCCGCTCAGCGATAGCAACCACCGCTGGCTCCATGTAGACCTTCAGCAGGTCAGGCATCGCCAGGAGTTTCGTCACATCCGGCACCTGGAACGTCGCTTCTGCGTGCGTGTTCAGTACGATCTGCGCGTTCCCGACGCTCGGGTTCTGCGTTTGAACCGTGCCGCCCTCCGCGATGTTGTTCGCGACCATAGTCGGTGCGATCGGAATATTCACCGTATCGCCAGCCTGGCCCAACACCGGTTCGTAGTTCCGGTTGACCAAGTTCCCCATTACCAAGTTGCCCATCAGAGCCGGCAGCGCATCCGCGGCCACCAACTTCACGATCGCCTGGGCAACATTACTTGACGTAATTGCAGGCATTTACTCTCCTTCCTCTCTCACTAATTACGTGACGGGCCGCCGCGGCGCCGCCTCTTCTCTCCCGGTGTTACCACCGGGGATCTCCCGACCCCATCAGCCGCGCCACCTGTTTCCAGGCCGCCTGCGACTCATCTCGGCTCATTCCGGGTCGAATACTCTCCAACTCAAATCCCGACTGCGACAGCTCTCGCGAACCCGCCGCCGTCGCTCCCGAACCCCCAGAGATCCGCGGAGGCAAAAACTCCGGGTTCTCTCCGACAAAGCTGTCCAGATAGTCTTCAAGCGACAACCGCCGCCCGTCGATCTCGCCAAACAACTGGCCGTCGTCACCGCGAGAGATGTCTTCCTTCACCAGTCGCAGCGCCAATCGTGTCTTCTTCACGCCGCGCTCTTCCAGCCCTTCGCGAATCACATTCAGACGCTCGGTCTCCTCAGCCTCTTCTCGTCGCATACGGTTTTCCGTTGCAATCTGATTCAACTGCCGTTCCAACCTCTCGCGCGTCGCTCGCTCTCGAGCCAACTCCTGCCGATACTGCGTTTCCGCGTCACCCTGATTCGGATCGTTTCCGCTCAACTCCGCCTCCATCTCGCCTCCCTTAAACGCAAAGGGGCGCTCCCTCGGGAGCGCCCCACCCCGCCGTCATCGCAGCAACTCGCTACACTTGCGACCCACGCTCGATCTCGTGGATCACAGCGTTCTTGATCTCCTGCGTAGCACCTTCGAGATACTTCAACGCAATCCGCTTCTGGACCTCTCTTCCCAGCAGCGGCGAATCGATACCCGCTTCCCGCAGTCCCACCGCCGCCGCGAGCTCGTCATTGAAGTCCTTCGCACCGAACTGATCCATTCCCGTGATCTCGAACCGCACATCGTCCTGCCGCGCCTTCGCCGTCAGCTCCAACGTCTGCCGCAAGAAGTTCTTCACCGACGCCCCATAGCTCCGCAACACTTCCTGTGTCACCGCAAAGTCGCGCTCCTTGCTCAACCCCGACTGCCCCAAATGCTTCGCCTCGCGCCCCCCAGCCTGGTTCATCAAGTAGCAAACCCGGTAAATCTCATCCTTCAAGCGGTCCAAGTTCTCCGCCGCGATCTTAAAGACCTTACCCTCGGGCTCCGTCCAACCAAACTTGTCGTCCGGCCCCAACTGCAAGTAGTAAGCCTCGCCCACCACCTGCTGCCATTCGCGATCCGAATAAATCACCGGCATTGCGAACAAGCCCATGTGCAACGCCCACGACAGAGCATTGGACTTATTGAAATGCTCCTCCGCCACCAACGCCGCTTTGTTCACCAACCACAGCCCGTCCGACACCGTCATCTTCACGATCGGCGTCCGCCCCACTCCAGCCAGCGCATGCCGCCCTTCACTCACCAACTCCACACCGCCGCCCACGGCAACACCCGTCGGCTCGGCACCGCGTCGTCGACGATACGACCGGTACGTTTCCCTGTCGTAATACAACCAGCGATCTTCCGTGATCAGCTCCGGTTGATCGAACGCCGCCTGGTAAGACTCCTCTGTCTTGATGACCGCCCAGTCCAGCGCGCCATGTGAGTCCGTCTTCCAGTTGATGAACTCCATCGGAGAGAACCGCGCCAGGTAAGCCCTCGACTTACCCAACGCATCCTCTTCCGCTCGGTTATGCGCCTCTCCCTCGACTCTCGGGAAGTCGATCAGTACATGACTCTCGCCCAGTACCAACGTCTCGACAAACGCCTTTCGCGCTGTCTCCACCAGACTCGTGCCCCTACAGTCACAGTCCTCAATGAACTGCGAATAAAAGTCCCGCGTCTTCGAATCCGCCGTCTCCACCGCTATCCGTGGCTCGGCCCGAAATAGCGCCGCCGCATACCAGTCCACGCAAGACCCCAGGTAGTTCTCATAGAAAACTCGTCCCAGCCGCTCCGCATAGACGTCGCTCGGCTCCTTCTGTCGCCGTGTCAGGTACTGACCCGCGTTCCGCCGTAACTGTTCGCCGCCGACATAAAAGTCCCAATAGCGACGCCACATATCTTTGCGGTCGCGATAGCGGCTGTGCTCCGTATTTAACGTTTCAATCACGCTTCCTCCACCGACTCACTAAATCAGCCGCTGTCCTCTTTCTCCGACCTTCTCGCTCGTCCGTAACTCCTGCCACAGCAGATACCCCAAGGCATCGGACAGGTGAGTCAGCTCGGCTTCACGGTCCTTATCAATCACACCGCTATCCGGCTTGTACGTCACCTGCTCCAAGTCGCGAATTACACGCCGACAACTCCGATCGACCAGCAACCGCGTCTCACCGTCAGCACTCTTCAACGACGCATTCACCAAGTTGATCCGATCCCGCACCGGCGGATTCGAACGCCGTGTCCGCACCGTTCCATTCAGCTGCCGGTTGTTCCGAAAGAACCCCCGTATCAGCTCGAAGTCCGAAAACCGGCTCACCGAATGCCTCTGCTCACCACTCGCGTCTCCATAAACCCGTACCCCGCCACGATGCTCGCCATACCGTCGTGCAAACTCCTCGCAAACTTCCGGAGTCGAAGACGTCGTCAGATAAATCTCATCCAACACATGCACCACGCCATCCCGCATCTGCGCAATCACCGACGCCATCGGATTCACATTGAAATCCCAGGACCAAATCAGCGGCTCACTCGGGTCAACTTTCCAATCGCCCGTGTTCCTTTCTCGATCAAACGCATAATAGACCTGACCCGCTTGAAGATTGAGATAGCCGCCGAGAACTTCTTGCTGATAAAACGCATCGTCATAACTTGCCTTCAGCCGGTCGTAATAGTCCGGCGCCGCATCCAGCAGATACGTATTCTCAAACGCCTCTGCCTGAACCAATCCATACCCTTCCACCGGTTCACCGACAAATCGCCGATAAACCCAATCGAACCCCTTCGGAGTCCAAACCGCGAAACCCCCAAGCTCCTCAGCCTGGGGGTCTCTCAATCTCGCTTCCAGCCGTGTCCAAGCATCTTCCGAGCAGTACGTCAGCTCGTCCACGCCAAACCACGCCAAGTTCGAACCGCGTAACTTCTCCGGATCATCCAGTGACCGAAACAAGATCCTCGATCCGCACTCCAAAATCGTCAGCGTAAAGCTCGAACGGTTCAGCTCATATCCAATCTCATTTGCTCTCAGAATCTCCTGGAACGCGTCCAAAGTCGCGTCCCGCAACATGTTGTAAGTCGGCGCTCCAATCAGCCCCGTCCGCCCGTCATTCTTGAACGCAAGGTCGATCGCCTCATGGCAGAGCGCCGCACTCTTACCCGAGCCCACCGGACCCGAGTAACCCTTAATGCGTGTCTCTAAGTCATGGAAGCGTCTCTGCGACGGCAGCGGATCGTAATTGATTATTCGCCTGGGTCGTTCTTCTTCATCTCGTCCAGCCATATCACTCGAAGCTTCTTCGGAATCTCTTCCTCATCCCCGCCGTACTCCTTGTAAAGCTTCAACAACTGCACAACGCCGTCGGAAGTCGACTTTGAAAAATCGCCGCCACCCGCCATCGACGCCATCGCCTTCCTCATCGCCGCGTCTAGCAGTTTCTGCGGCGATATCTTGCCCTTGATAGTGTTCATCTCCCCCACCAACGAAAAAAGGCCAGCAGCGCTTTCCAGCGCCCCGGCCCTTCCTGACTAAAAGCTAGCACCCCCCACCAAGCCTTTCCGGGGCGCCAAAGCCCTAACTCACTCATTCCAAACGAAATAAAAAATGAAAATAACCGTCACACCCCATTTTCGGCCCCCCAAACCTTCGCCGCCGTGGACTGTCCCCAGAGCACTCTCCCGCGTCAGCGCCTCCCATCCGAGCCGCGCAGCTTCAGCTCGCGGAATCCTTCATGACCATCTTCAGCCCCAGCGGGGCGACCTATCGTTAGCCCGGTGGCGCAAGCCCCGGGGAAACCCCACATCACCCCTCCCATTCCCGCATCAGCGTCCCAACCTCACCTGTACCAACCGGGCGGATAGGTGACACATTAGACCGGACGGAGGGGTAACACCATGGGTAATGCCGTGGAAGGAAACCTATCCGAGGGACGAACGGAAGAGATTCATGGAGGACTGGCTGGCGAGCGGGGGTGAGAACATCGCGGCACTGTGTCGGCTGTACCAG